TGTTGAAGGTTATAATTCAATATTTGAAGAAGCTTGGTCTCTCTGCGAACAGAATGATGAACAAGAAAAATATTTAATGACATTCCAAAATTTTATATCTCGTATACCAAAATGGAACTCTGAAATTATTGAAAAAGAGAGAAAACGTATTCTTGAGAGAAGTAGATGTTCTTATATTGAAGATTTGCTTACTTGTGTTCACGTTATTCAATTAAAATCATTAACTTGTATTAGAGCTGGAAAAGACCAAAAGAAAATAAATATTAATATTCCTAAGTTTGATGATTTTATTCATAAAGTTTACATACAGGTAGCACGAAAATTATACACAAATATTTATTTGTATGATAAAAATGTTTTACCTTTACAAAAGCAAAAACACAATAGAGAATTTGAGTTGATTACTCAAGAGTGTATTTTAAATGCTATTAGAGATAGTATGCCAATTGAAGAAATTTTACGTTCTTATTTAGATGAAACTCAAGAAGAAGATGTTGAAGAAACTATTCTTGATGAAAAAATACCTGTTGCTGATTCTGATAAAGAGAAAACTGAAGTAAATGATAATATAGAAGAATCTAATAATAACAATAATTCTAACAATAACAATAATGTTGAAAAACACAATGTTAATTTTAGTGAAACATCTTTATCAAATGATATTAAACAAAATTTAGATGAAATCACTAAAATTAGAGAAGAAAATAGTTTAATTAATGATGATGAAGATGAAAAATTTATTATTAAAGAAACATTAGACCCTGCATTTTTAGATATTGAAACATTAGGAAAAAGTGAAACTCAAGAAGAACCTCCAAAATTTGATATAGAAATTCTATAATTAAATTAATTAATATTTTGCGTTTAATATGTTAATTCCATTTCGTTTAACATATTAATAACAAATGAATAGTGAAATATTTACTAAATCTTTTATAATTACTTTTGTATACATTGCACTTAAAATTATTGAAGTTCAAATGATGACTTCAAATGAAAATCAAGTAAAACCTCTAAAAACTATTGTACGTGATGCGATTGTTGTATTTTTCTCATCTTGTATTGGTATTTTTGCGTCCGAACAAATTAGCGAATTAAGCACCGATAGCTTAAATGTTACTAAGGTTTTTACTAATACACCTGATTTTTAAAAAAAATAAATTATTTATAAATGTTTATTAAATAATTTATATAAAAACATTTTGCATATTTAATACACATATGTATAGTCAACTAGAAAAATTAGCACTATTACAAATAGAAACTCTAAATAAATTACTTCAAACAAAATTCTATGATAAAGATGTAAAAAAAATAGTAAAAGAAGCAATAGAAGATTTAGAACATATAGGAGTAAAAGTAAGATTAATTGAAAATAATATTTTAACATTAATTCAATTAGACAAACTAAATCCAATATGTAGATTGTAAATTAATATTTTAATTATAGAATATTTTGAATGTTATTATTCAATTCATTAACATCATCTAGACAATCTATAGCAAATTGAGAAAACGCATTTCTGTTTAGTTGATCTAATGGAATATGATTATGGACGTTTCTAGAAATCATTTTATATAGTTTAAAATCAGGGTATCTTTCTTGTCCATTCTTTCTGTATAAGACACTCTTTTTATTATCATCTTTACACCAGTCTAAAATAATTAATGCTATTTCATTTGTTTTTGATATTTCTTCCATATTCTCAATATCCTCATCAAAATAATCAAAAACAGAACACCCAAAACGACATAAATCAAAACTATAATTGGGTTCAACTCTTGGTTTTTTTTCATTAAAAAATGGTTCACAATTATATTGTGTATCAGCGTCTTCACCACGATTAAACGAATCACTACAAAAAACTTCATTGTTATAAGTAAATATTGCTCTACCAAAATCTATTATTTTATATATTTTACCATAAGTTGGAACTTTATACATTTTATTAGCTATTTTGTAATATAAATATTCTTTATCTGTTTCATTAAACACTACATTGCCAGAATGTAAATCATTATGTGTAAAAGAAAAATTTGTTTGATAATATATTAAAGTTGCTATTATTTGAAATAATATTGATGACCACTCATCATATGTGATTTCTTGCTCATTATTAATCATATAATCTTCTAATGTAGAAGAACATTTTTCTAATAATATTGCGTTAACAGGAAAATTATAAATATTTGAAATAATATTTACATCGTCATCGTCATCGTCATCATCATCGTCATCATCATCGTCATCGTCATTAAAATCATTACATTCATTGCTGTTAGATGATTGCAATGATTCGTCATCTTTTAATTGATACAATTCATTACTATCACCACAAGACATAATTAAACTATCGTTATCATTTATAGAATGAGCACTGCAATCTACAGATAACATATCATCTTCAGTATTGCTTATTGTTGTATCACTATCGCTATCACTATCACTATCACTATCTACATCTTTTAAATTTACTATTTCTTCACTAGTTAATTCTAATTCTAATATTTCTAAATCATTATCTTTTATAGTAATATTTTCATTTTTTTCAATTAAATTTGTTTCGTCAAGTAATTCATCACAATTTATAATATTATTATCTTGTTCATAATCTTCTAAAACTAATGGTTCTCTATTTTTACCACTTTCTTCTTCATTGTAAAAAATATCAGTTGTTTCTAAATCAAATAAAATATTTGTATTTTTGTGAAAAAATTCACTTGTTGATAAAATATCCATATCTTCTGTTACATCACTTTTGAATGATTTATGTACCCCTAAAACACTGCCATAATATTTAACACCATGAAGAAACCCATTTTTATCATTATCAATATTTGAAATATTATAAAATAATGATTCAGTGTAAGCAGAATTATATTTTTGCATTATTTTTTCGCAAGAAATACCATTTTTACAATCTTCGCTTGGTAAAATATTTATATTAATATTATCCATTTTACCTGCCATATATTTTATTGGGTCTACTAAAGGAGCAAATTTACAAAATATTTCATTATTATTTAATATAAATTCATTATAATTTTTCTTTTCTATTTTATTATTAAGATATAATGGGACAAATGTATTTATGTCAATATTTGTTTCTTCGCAATTTAAAGGAATATTTACTTGAACATTCATAATGTCTAGTCCATTGCAAAATTTTTGCAAATTTTCTGGTTCCTCAAAGTTCTTCATTAGCAATATATGTTATTATTTTTTTATATAATTAACTCATTCGTTTTTAATTATTTTAATTTTTCTTTAATTAATTTAATTAACTTAAATATGGCTTTAGAATTAAAAAAATTTAGTATGAAAAATATTAGTTTTGCACCCAATGAAAATAAAGGTCCTGTTGTTGTTTTAATAGGAAGACGTGACACAGGTAAGAGTTTTTTAGTTAGAGATTTATTATATTATCAACAGAGTATACCTATTGGAACTGTCATTTCAGGAACTGAAGAAGGTAATGGGTTTTATAGCAGTCACGTTCCTAAATTATTCATTCATGGTGAATATAATTCAGGCATTATTGAAAATGTTTTAAAAAGACAAAAACAAGTATTAAAAGAAGTAAAAAATGAAATGGAAACGCGACGTAGAAGTAATATTGATCCACGAACATTTTTAATTTTAGATGATTGTATGTATGATGCTAGTTGGACACGTGATAAAATGATGAGATTGCTTTTTATGAATGGTAGGCATTGGAAAATTATGCTAGTAATTACTATGCAATATCCATTAGGTATTCCCCCAAATCTTAGAACAAATATAGATTATGTATTTATTTTGCGAGAACCTTATATAAATAATAGAAAACGTATATATGAAAATTATGCTGGTATGTTTCCCACTTTTGAATCATTTTGCCAAGTAATGGATCAATGCACAGAAAATTATGAATGTTTAGTTATTAATAATAATGCTAAATCTAATAAATTGCAAGACCAAATTTTTTGGTATAAAGCTGACGCACATGGTAATTTTAAACTAGGTTCAAAAGAATTTTGGGAAATTTCCAAAAATATGGGAGATGCTGAATCTGAAGAAATATATGACCCAAATGCTAATAGAAAAAAAAGTGCTGGACAGAAAATAAGTGTAAAAAAATCAAAATGGTAATCAAATAAGACGTAGACATAGTTGTCTATTTTAAATATAATTAAAAATTATTTAAATTCAGATTGATGCTCCTGTTTTATCTTCCACTCTATCTTGCGCGATTTCTAATGATTTATTTGATACATCTGTCCCAACATCTTCTAAATCATCTATTCCAACAACATTTAATCCAGCAATATCATTTACAAATATAAATCCAACAATTAAAAGTAACCATAGAATTCCATATATTTTATTTAATTTCCACATTAATGCTACTGATAATAACATTAATATAATTGCAATATATCTAAAATTGTTTAGATTTTCACCAATACATAAATAAATTGCACTTGCAAATACTAACATTGCTTGAACTTTTGTTGATATAACTTTTGTAAATAGATTTTTTATGAAAAAAAGCATTATATTATATATAATATAATGTTTTATTTATTTTAGAATAATTTTAAAATTTTATTAAATTATTAATTATCATCTGTATTAACTAGTTCAACATTTTTAGAATCAAATAATTGTTTTGTAATATCTGCTGATGTTGGTAAATTTTCGGGTTTACCACCTTTTTGATTAGGCATAATTACATCCTCATCTGGTATAGCATCATAATCTACTTGATTTACATTTACTAAGTTGCCTTCTTCATCAAGAATTTGGGTTAGAACATTTCCTGATTCTTCTGCTTTCTTAATATTATCTTCAATTGCCTTTTCTTTTGTTTCTTTAATACGTTGTTCAAAATGGTCTTTTGCGCTTTCATCATTTCTTTTCTTTTCGTGCATTAAATCATTTAATTCTTTTTCTAAGTATTCAACACGTCCAGTTTTATATGCTTCAGGTTCCCAAGGCATCCATAAACCTACTGGTCCAACGTATACATCGTGATTTGGGTCGTTTTCTCTCAATGTTTTACATCTCATTTCGGCTTCTTCTTGCGTTGAATAAACGCCTCTTACCTTAATACCTCTAACATTTGTCTGAAAATTATGTGATGTATTATATTCTTTATCTAAATCATCTTGTTTATTATCTAAAAAGGTTTTATAATCGTCATAAATTGTGAAATCCATTAAATTCTTTCTTTCTTCCTTTAGAAACTCTTGTAAATCACTATTGATAGTTTCTGTTTGCAAGTTATATTTATAACCAATAAAGTTAAGGAATGATTGAAATTTATCTATAGATTTAACCATATCCCAATTTTTTACAAAATTTTCAAAATAATATAATTCCCGTTGTTTAATGTGATTTTCTGGAGAAACAAAAGAAATACAAGAAAATTTTTGACCTGCGATTGGTTTATCTTCATCTAAGAGATCTACTTGAGTAATACTAGCCATTTATAATTAATTCAAACAATTTATATTTAAGTAAAAATAATTAATTAATTATTATTCTAAATAAAAAATATAATGTTTTATTATAATAATGGAAATGTTTGACCTAGCTGAATTCACAAAACGCTTGATTAAATACTTGGTAGAAGGTTTGATTGTTGGTATTGCCGCGTTTGCTATCCCAAAACAAAGTTTAAAACTTGAAGAAATTGCTCTTATTTCTTTAACCGCTGCTGCTACATTTAGTATTCTTGATACATACATTCCTTCTATGGGTGTATCTGCTAGAAATGGTGCTGGTTTAGGTATTGGTGCTAATTTGGTAGGATTCCCTATGGGAAGATAAACAATTAACAAATCATTTTTTTTAAAATTGATTTTAATATTTAATTTATTAATAGATTTAATATTAAACATTCAAAATGAGTATGACAGAATTTTGTTTTAAAA